CCAGCGTTCTTTGAACATGCAAACCCCAACCTCCCTCAGTATGCTTGAAGTTAGGGGGATGACAACCTCGTCCCTACTTCAAGAACTGTTTGAAACTTTTCCACCTATCAACCCGACCCCACAAATGACTATGGAGCAGATCATGTATCAAGCAGGTCAACGCTCCATTGTCGAGTGGATTCAATCTAAAATGGATGAAAGCTAATGTGTTTTGGTGGCGGAGGCGGCGGCGGTGGTGCCGCGCCTGTTGTTAATGTAGCTCAACCTGTTTCAAAGCAGTTTGACATTTCCGAGCCTAAAAAACTTGACCCTCAATATAGGTCTCTAATTGCAGAAGGTTCTCGCCCTCAGATTCGCGGTGCGACTGAACGGAAGCGTAGAGCACAAGCTGGTATGCCACAACGTCAAGCCTTGACTACTGGTATGACTACTGGTATGAACGTTGCTATGGGTGATTCAACTTTCCCAAGCGGAGGCGTTAACCTGTGAAGAACGCTCGCGCTCGTTATGAAAAGCTAACTGCTGCCAGAGATGATTTTCTGGAAGTAGCTTATGAGTGTTCTCGCCTTACTCTTCCTTATTTGATTCGCCGTGATACTTCTTACAGAGAGAATCACAAAACTCTTGTAACCCCATGGCAATCAGTAGGAGCCAAGTCGGTAGTGACATTGGCAAGTAAGCTTATGCTTGCTTTGCTTCCTCCGATGACCCCGTTCTTTAAACTACAAGTTCGGGATGAAAAACTTGGCGAGGAACTTCCTCGTGAGATTAAGTCTGAACTCGAAGAGAGCTTCGGTAAAATTGAACGCATGATCATGGATGTTATCAATGCATCTAATGATCGTGTTACTATCCACGAAGCAATCAAGCATTTGATTGTTGGTGGTAATGCCCTTTTGTTTATGGGCAAGAATGGAATCAAGATGTACCCACTGAATCGTTTTGTTGTAAACCGTGATGGTGACGGTAACGTTCTTGAGATTGTAACCAAGGAGCTAATTTCCCGTGAGCTTCTTGATATCCCTCTGCCTAAACCCAATCAACCTGGAGGCAACTCTGGTTCTGGTAGAAACGGGGAAGAGGATGACGTTGAGGTATACACCTACGTCCGACTGGAAGAATCATCAGGTCGTTGGGTATGGCATCAGGAAGTAGATGACAAAATCATTCCTGGTAGCCGAAGCACCGCACCTAAAAATGTTTCTCCATGGCTCGTTCTCAGATTCAATACTGTGGACGGCGAAGACTACGGTCGTGGTAGAGTTGAAGAGTTCCTTGGAGATTTGCGCTCCCTTGAATCCTTGAGCCAAGCTCTGATTGAAGGTAGCAGTGTTGCAGCTAAAGTTGTGTTCTTGGTATCTCCAAGTAGCACCACTAAGCCTGCTACGCTTGCAAATGCTGGAAACGGTGCTATAGTGCAGGGCCGACCAGAGGATGTGCAGGTTGTTCAAGTGGGCAAGACTGCTGACTTCCGTACTGCATCTGAAATGGCTAACGGTTTGGTTCAACGACTGTCTGAGGCATTCCTTGTACTTACTGTTCGTCGATCTGAACGTACTACAGCAGAAGAAGTACGTCTTACTCAACTAGAATTGGAACAGCAACTTGGAGGACTATTCTCCCTTTTGACTGTAGAGTTCTTGGTTCCTTATTTGAACCGTACTATGTTTGTTCTGCAAAGGAACAATCAAGTCCCTAAACTTCCCAAAGATCTTGTCCGTCCACAGATTGTGGCTGGTGTAAATGCTTTGGGTCGTGGTCAAGACCGTGAATCTTTGACTGCATTCCTTCAAACAGTTGCTCAGACTATGGGTCCTGAAGCAATTGCAAAATACATTGAGCCTGCTGAAGTTATCAAACGTCTAGCAACAGCACAAGGTATTGAAACTCTGGGTCTTGTTAAGTCGCAGCAGCAACTCCAAGGTGAGATGCAGCAGCAACAACAGATGATGCAACAGCAAGAGCTTCTTAAGCAAGCTGGTCAGTTCGCGTCATCGCCTTTGGCTGATCCCACTAAAAACCCTAATCTAATGCCACAACAAAATGACGGATCCAACCCCGCAGCGGAAGTCCAGGCCCCGGAAGACGAACCCGCCGGAACCTAAACGGACCGCTAAGCCCGCTCAAGAAATTAAAAACGAAAAGGCTCCTCTAATTGTTGAGACGCCTGAACCTAATCCTGTCACTGAGAAAAAACTTACTCAGAAAATGACACTTGGCGAGGACCCGTACACTGAAGACGGTAATCGCTACGCTCCACGAATGAAGGTAGGCACCCCTACCATCGGTCGTTCACCCAACTATGTAAAAACTGTTGGCCTTGGTAACCTTCAAGTAACTACTGTAAATGGCAATTCTAACATACGATCCGACTCCAGCGGATCAACCGGAACTAAATGAAGCTGAGCAGGAAGCTCTAGCTATTGGCGAGCAACGTGCTCAAGAAGAAAGCCGGATGCTGGCTGGTAAATACGAGTCAGCAGAAGAACTGGAAAAAGCTTACATTGAACTTCAAAAGAAATTAGGAGAATCTAACGATGGCTTGCGGGAAGAAACACGGCAAGGGGAGCGGCGGGAAGAAGAAGTAGAAGAACAGCAAGTTGATGCTGATCCTCTGATTGATCTTCTGAACTCTGCCTCCGAAGAGTACTATTCTAATGATGGTAAGCTGAGCGAGGAGACTTTTGAAAAGCTAGCCCAGATGGATAGCAAGGATCTTCTTGAAGCTTACATGAAAATCCAATCTAACCCTGCTCAAGTTGAAGACTTTACTGCAGATCAAGTTTCTGACATTCAGAATTTTGTTGGTGGTGAAGAGCAGTACAACGGGCTGGTTAGTTGGGCGGCTGAAAATATGCCAGAAAATTTTGTTCAGGCGTTCGACAACTTAATTAACGTTGGCGATCCTGACATGATTAAACTTGCTGTGGTTGGTATGCAAGCTGCTTTCCAAGAAGCCAATGGTTACGAAGGACGTATGCTGTCTGGCAAACCTGCTGAGACTAAAGCTGATGTTTTCCGTAGCCAAGCTGAAGTGGTTGCAGCTATGAACGATCCACGCTATGATAGGGATCCTGCTTATCGGCAGGATGTCTTTGCTAAACTTGACCGATCCGATCTTAACTACTAATGACTGATCACCCCTACGGCGTTCCTCACAATGAGCGAGCTGAGCTTCTTAACGGTCGTCTCGCTATGCTTGGCGTTGTGGCTGCTCTTGGTTCTTATGCTCTGACCGGACAGATCATTCCCGGTATTTGGTAATGTTACCTTCTAAGAAAAAGAAGAAAGGGCGCAATTCCCTGAAAATTGCTCAAACACCTATGTCTCAAGGAGATTTTCGTGATCTAGTTGAGCAACGAATGGACCGTAAAAAATTGGATAAGATGTTTCCCAAGCAGGGAGACTTTCTTCGTTGGTTGAAACAATCAGGCAACGCTAATGGTCCACGAGTTAAAGGTGTTTGATCATGCCTGCTAAAAAGAAAGAGACTAAACAACGTCTTGATCCTTCCTGCTGGAAAGGTTATGAAAAAAAGGGGACCAAGGTAAAAGGTGGTACCCGTGTAAACAACTGCGTTAAAAAAGGAACTAAGAAGAAATGATTGAGTGCCCTGATTGCAACGTCCAAGAGCAGTATGTTCTTGAGCAACTCCAAACCAAAGCGGAGATCAACGACAAAACTGCCCTGGCTGTGATTATGGGCAACATCAAACAAGAATCTGGTTTCCGCTCCAACGTCTGTGAAGGAGGTGCTATACTTCCTTACGACCAATGCCTCCGAGGAGGGTATGGTCTGATTCAATGGACAACTCAGAAACGCTATGATGGACTTGGTTCATTTTGTCGCCGTTATTCTTGTAACCCTTCTAGTCTTGAAGGTCAAGTACGGTACATGATTAACGAAGGACAATTCAGAGCAGAGCTGAGTGAGTTCCGTACTCCTCATCAAACTGTTCCCTTTTATATGAATGCTGCTTCCTACTGGTTAGGTTGGGGCATCTTTGGTAAACGGGAACAATACTCATACGACTACCTAAAACGATTCAAATGAAAACTCTTGCTATCCTCCCCGCTGTCGCTCTGATGGCTGCACCTGCTTTCGCCGCTCCTTATGTGAATGTGGAAGCCAACTCCGGTTTTACCGGTTCTGACTACACTGGCACCTCGACTGACTTCCACGTCGGTATCGATGGTTCCGAAGGCGCTGCCTCTTGGTATGTTCAAGGTGGTCCTACTGTGTTCAGTCCTGACGGTGGTGAAGCTGACACCAAACTGACTGCCAAAGCTGGCGGTGGGGTTGATGTGAGCAAGCAACTGTCTGTGTACGGTGAGATTTCTGCTGCCTTTGATACCGTCAACAGCTACGGTACCAAGGCTGGTGTGAAGTACCGCTTCTAACCCACTGTTGTGGTGGGTGGGTCGGCAACTTTAATTACTTACTAACATGACTGCAACAATTGCACTTAAAAAGGAGAGCGCATGGGAGCAGTTTTGTTCCTGGGTGACCTCCACCAACAACCGTCTTTATGTAGGCTGGTTCGGGACTCTCATGATTCCCTGTTTGCTAGCCGCCACTATTTGTTTTATTGTAGCCTTCGTGGCTGCACCACCTGTTGACATCGATGGAATTCGAGAACCTGTCGCAGGCTCCCTGTTGTACGGAAACAACATTATTTCGGGAGCCGTCGTTCCGAGCAGCAATGCCATCGGACTACACTTCTACCCAATTTGGGAAGCTGCTTCACTTGATGAATGGCTG